ACCGTTCGGCATGGTCACCTCCGCCCACGTCGCGCCGAGGTCGCTCGACTTGTAGACCCGGGAGTTGCACATGGCGACGACGAGCCCGCCGCCTTGGGCAAACTTGATGATCGCTTCATCATGGGCCGCGTCCACGGTGACCTGCGAAAACGTCACGCCGTGGTCGGTGGACCGCAACAGGCGGACGCCGAGGCCGGGGGTGCTGCCCCGCTTGAACAACATGACGTTGCCCACCGCAATCGCGCCGCTCGGGCTGACCCCGGTGTCGTAGCCTAGGTCGCTGTGGGTCCAGGTGCTGCCATCGGTGGTGCGGTAATAGCCAGTCAGCGTGTCAAAGACGACCGCGGCGGTGGACGTGCAGACGATGGGCGAGTAAATCGCCGGACTGCTGATTGCCGCGTCGTGCCACACGACAAGGTCGTCCGAATAGCGGAACGCGGACGGGCTGATGCTGAAGCTGATCCAGGTGTCGCCGAGCCGGGCAATATCAATCGGTCCGATCGGCGAGGTGAGCAGCAGGGACCACGTCGCGCCCTGGTCGATGGATTTGTAGAGCTTGCCGTTGGTCGTTCCGCAGAAGGCGATGCCCGAGATGTAGCGCAGGTAGTAAATCGGGTTGGAATCGACCGTCACCGATGTCGTGGTCACGCCATCCGTGTAGTTGAAATCCGTGAACCGCTCCAGGAGGCCCGTGCCGATGTTGAATTGACCGTTGACGACAACGCCAGCGCCCAAGGCTTTCGGGTAGTTGGCGTCCTCAATGTACGGGCTGCGCGTGGTCGACGTGCCCCAAGAGGCGAGGTTATCGGAGGAGGCGTAGAACCCGTTGGTGCCGGACGCGGCGAGTGACTGCGTGGCGATCCATTCGCTCGTGAGCGCGCTGACGATGACGACATCGCTGTAGCTGCGCGACGCGCACCCGGTCGTCAGCGTCAGGGTGATCGCGTAGGCGTTGGCTGTCGTGGCGGTGCCCGTTACGCGCCCCATCGCGTCGATGCTGGTCCCGTCCGGCAGGCCCGACGCGGTGATGGTGTACTGCTGCCCCGGGTAGGACGTCGTGATCGTGTACTGGAAATCGACCGTGTCGCCGACGTTGTAGTCGGGCATGGCGCCGGCGATGGTCGGCGCGACCTCGGCCGAGGCGACGCTTTCATCGCCGCCCGTGCTCGCCACGACCTTGAAGCCGGCCACCGTCACCGGGTTGCCGTCCGCGTGCAGGACGCCGGTGCGGATGCGCCGCGGCATGATCTCGCAGCCTTCGTACACGAAACCCCACGCCAGCCGGTACAGCTTGCCGTTCTGGAAATCGCCGCCGACCCACTCGTTGCCCCACTTGACCAGCGTGTTGACGCGCCAGCGATCGAGCCCGAAGGATTGCCGGCGGTGCCATTTGCCGGTGACCACGTCATAGCCCCACGTCTGCCCGTCGCCCCACGTCACGTAGTAGATGACGTGCCCGCGGTCCTCGTAGGTGAAGGCGAACGCCTTGGCCGGATTGAGGTCGCGCCACGCGGCAGCGAGCACCGGCGTACCAATCGGCACCGGCGTGTAGCCGTTGAGCCGGTACGGCACGCGGTCGTCGCCGACGAAGAACACCGAGTTGTCGAGGCGCCGGATCGTGTTGCCGTTGATGCAGCCGCGCTCGATGACGGAGCCGCGCTGCAGTTGGAACGCGGTGGCTGCTGCGTTGTTCTCGGGGTCGTTCACCCACGGCTCGATCGTGCGGGCGCCGAACACCAGCACCTCGTTGTGCGAGGCGACGAGCCCTTGGATCGCGTCGGGCGAGGTTTCCGCGCCGTAGCGGTCGAGCGTGTTGTAGCTCAGCGCGTCGACTAGTTCCGAGTGATACCAGAACCGGCCCAACGGCTCGACGCCGGCGATGTACTGGTTGAGGAAGTCGCAGGACTTGAACCCCACGAAGCCGTCGTCGGTGATCTGCGCGAACGCGCCCGTCACCGTGTTGTAGACGTAGCCGCTCGATCCGTTGCCGACGACCAGCTGGTTGCCGTCCGTGATCTGGTTGTAGGCCATGCACACCCGGCCGGTGCCGGGGATGGTGCCGCGGTTGGTGGCCGTGCCGTTGCTCGCCACTTCGTAGAGCGCGGTGCCGGATACCACGAACAGCGTGCCCTCGACACTGATGGCGCCGCGGTGCGGGCCGCTGCCGATGTTGGCGAACACGTCGAGCCCGGGCGCCGTGCGATACAGCACCCGCGAGCGCGTGCCGGCCTGCTGCGCCGGCAGCGGGATGTAGTTTTCGAGATCCTGCTGCGTCCAGTCGCGCGTGAGGTCGCTGTAGCTGCCGTCGGGCAGCGGGAAATCGGACCAGTTGCCGTTCGCGGCCAGAAGGGCGGCGGCGAGGATGTCCGCGGCGAAGTCGGACGTGTCGCACGTCTCCCACACCCGCCACGTCGCCTGCCCAAGCTGGCGCGTGACCAGTTCCTTGCCGAACGCACCCGTCGCGCCCGCGTTGAGGTCGCGAAAGGCCGTCCAGTTGCCGGTGTCCTTCGTGTAGCGGACCTGGATGACGTGGTCGGTCATCGGTCAGCCGACGTTGACGTTGAAGCCGCCACACCAGCCCTCGCCCATCGGCAGGTCGGGGTAGCTGATGCGGGCATAGGTGTTGGCGACGACGTCGGCGCGCAGCGCGGCCAGTCCGTCGTTCGCCTGCTGCACGACACTCTGTTCGAGCGGCACCTTGTAGCGGGGCTGCAGATACAGGGCGAGGTTCGCGGCAATCGCGCCCTCGGCCTCCATCGGCGCCGGCAGCGTGTCGGTCGGCGCCGTGACGCTCGTCCAGCCCAGCGAGACGCCATCGGCCTCCCAGCGGGCGAGCATCTTGTTCAATTCGCGGATGCCATCCTGCATTTCCTGCGCGCTGACCGATTCGGTCGCGTCCTGCACGCTAAGCAGCAGCAGGGCATCGCGGACGATCGCGGAGACTTGGGTCATGGACGGCTCCAAAAAGAGCGAGGGCCCCGAAGGGCCCCCGCAGTGCCACGGTGGATCAGTTGTTGTGGAAGCGGCACGCGAGCTGCGGGCGCAGCGTCTTGTAGCCGTACAGCACGTCGAGGCGGCACGGGAACTTGTCGTTCGTGATGTCGTAGTCGCGGACGATGCGCATCGAGATGCCGTCCATGACTTCACGCGCGGCGAAGTCCACGCCCTTCGGCAGCAGCAGGTCGGCGGTCGCGAACGCGAACGCGCCTTCCTGAAACGCGAGGCCCGTCTGCGTGGCGGTCGACGCAGTGCCGGCCGAGGTCACGGCCTTGGACGCACCGGCCGAGTTGATGACCACGTTCTTCAGCGCGCCCGAGGTGATCGGGGTCGGCGAGACGGACACCGAGGTGGTGCTGTCGGCGGTGACCACGAACTGCTGCAGCTGGCCGGTGTCGACCTTCGTCTCCGGATGCACGCGGTTGACGCCCGCGATCGTGATGACGTCACCGGCCTTGAACGTGCCCGTGCCGCCCGAGACGGTGATGGTCGCCGTGCCCGAGGTGATGCCGGTCGAGGTGTTGCAGACGTACGACGCGGCGTCGCCCACGGTGTGCGAGGGCATCATCGTGTTCTCGTACCAGTCGTAGCCCGCGACGCGGCCCATGCCGCCTTCCTTGAACTGCTTGGAAATCGACGCGCCGTCGTTGAACAGGGTCTTGGTGTCCTTGACCACGTCCGCCATCGCCTGCGGGTCGAGCAGCATCGTGCGGTCGTTCACCGGGGCGAGCGCGTTCTGCAGCTTGACGCGGGTGTCGAGCGCCTTGTTGTAGGTCGCGGCCGAGCCGTTGTTCCAGATCGAGGCGTACACGTCCTTGTAGACGTGGGTCAGGACGTCCGACTCGATGTTCGCCGCCAGGACCGACATCGCCGGGTCGAGGATGCGCTTGGAAAAGTCGTCCAGCGACAGGGTCAGGTCGACCGAGGTGAAGTTCAGGTCGACGCCGATCTGGTTGTTGACCTGCAGGCTGACCGAGTTCTCGGTGGTGTCCTGCGTCGACAGCGTCGCGCCGGTACGGACCGTGTACTGGTTCGGGAGGCGGATCTTGAGGGTGTCGCCGATCTTGGCGCCCGACTGGCCGTAGGAGCTGTCGTAGTCGCGGGTGACGCTGCCGATGAAATTGCACTTCTGGTGGAGGATGCGCAGCGCCTCGCGGGTCACTGCGGTGGGAGTCAGCAAGCTGTTGCTCATGGGTTATCCCTTCTTGGCCTTGATTTGGGCCTCGCGCCATTCGCGCCACTCGTCGGACGTCATGCGGTCCGGGTCTTTCGACGCGGGCGCACGACCACCGACCGTGGGAGCGGGTCGCGGGGCCTGGGTGATGGGTTTGGTGGGCGCGATGGCCGGCGCAGCGGGTTGCTGCGGGGCGGGCGCGGCGTCCAGACGCGCGGCGATCTGCTGCAAAGCCAGCCCCGCGAACTGCGGCGAGGTGTTGGCGTAGGCGAGCAGGTCGCTGGGGGTATTGCCGAGGTGGTAAGC